ACAGCCGCAGGCAAGTTGGTCAACAAGATCATGTCTGTGCGCCCGGTGCAGCGCAAGGGCGTCGTGGTGGATGCCGTGTTGGACAAGCCGGCGCACAAGAAGCCGCTGGCACGCACTGGCTCGGAGGACGTGGAAGACCCGTTCGCCTAAGCCAAACGAAAGCCTTGGTTGGTTTCCCGGCAGGTTCCTTGCCAAGGCTGATGGGGGGCGGGGGGTTTCTTCCTTTCACCCCGCCCCTCTTTTTCACCAAAGGAAGACAAAGGAAGCACCAATGAAACTGATCCGTGTTGGAGACGAACTGATTGACGAGGAGACCGGCGAGTACGCTGGTCCCGTCGACACCACGCTGCCTGAATACATCGAGAACGAGGAACACCTCGTCCTGTTCATGCGGCGACTCATGGATGCCGAAATCCAGTTGGAAGCGAAGAAGCGCGAACTGGACATCGTGATTGAGAATTGCCGAAAACTGGTCAAGGCGCAAGAGGCCCGTGTGAATTGGCTTCGGTTCCGGTACGAGGCCAGCGCGACCAATATCGCGCACAACGCGCTACCCCGCCGGCAGGACGGTTCGTTCCGCTCCAAGACGTGGACATGCCCCTGGGGTCAGGTCGCGTTCCGGGAAGTGAAGCCTACCGTCGAGATCGTGGACGAGGAAGCCGCCATTGAATGGGCGGAGCAGAACGCACCCGATGCGGTCAAGACATCGAAGCGTGTTTTCCTGACTCCTCTGAAGGAAGCGCTGCAAACGATCAAGGAACTTCCGACCTGCTTCAAGCCGGTACCCGGCAAGGAAGTCGTGACGTTCAAGTTCGTTGGGAAGGGCGAGGAATGACGCCGAACTCGATCCAATGTTTCCAGCAGCGCATGTACGATCTCTCCGAAGAGGCACGGAAGTTTGGAATCAACGTGCTGTACATCCTGCATGAATACGATCCGCTTTCCGATACGGAGACGGTAACCGCACGAAGCACGACCGGTCCAACCCTATCCATCGGGATGCTGGAAAGCGCGAAAGTCGAGTACCAGCGTGAAATCAGGGACTCGATTGATCGAGCGGACGACTAGCAAGGGCGCCCCGAAAGGGGCGTCCTCAAGGCTTTTGACATGACAGAAAAAGAAGAACTTGCCAGCAAGGCGGAGGAATTCCTCCGCATCCTCTCCGAAGGCGACCGCATGGAAACCGCGCTGATCATCAGCGGAATGTCGTTCACGGAACTCGCGAAACTGCGGCGTGTTCCGGAGTTCGACAGGAAAGTGCGCGAAGCCCAAGTTCAGAAGGAACGCGCCGTACTGAATGCGCTGATGGTATCTGCTCTTGGCGGGAACACGGATGCGGCCCGGTGGATCCTCGAGCGCAGGTCCGAGGAGTACATGAGCATCAAGGACCGGCGCAACATGAAACTCCAGGAAGAGCGCTGGAAGATGGAAAAGAAAATCATCAAGGCGGAACTGGAAGCGGACCCGCATCGAGTTGCGGCGCAGAACACCAAGAGGATCGCTCCCGTGGAGGACGATCCCATCGAAGGGGAAATCATTGGAACTGGCAGCGAGAGCGAAGAGAGTACGTCGTAAACTCGGCCAGCATCTGCCTGGTTCCGAGCGACGCCCAACCATGTGGCGTCCGGACATGCCTCCGCCCCACAAGGCGCAGAAGGAAGTGCTTCGCGAGCATTCCCGTTTCAACGTGATCAACTGCGGACGCCGATGGGGCAAGACCACCATCGGCTCCTGGCTTGCCATCGAGCCGGCTTTGGACGGGTATCCGACCGCGTGGTTCGCACCGGACTACAAAGCCCTGTCCGAAGTCTGGCGCGAGATATGCAGGTTGCTCCGACCGATCACGGTCAAGCGCGACGCGCAGCAACACAAGTTGGAACTAAGCACCGGCGGTATCATCGACTTTTGGTCGCTTGATTCCGATCCGGAGGCGTGTCGTGGGCGAAAGTACCAGCGTGTCGTGCTTGACGAGGCGGCGAAGGCGCGCCACCTCCAGATTGCATGGGAAATGGCGATACGTCCTACGCTTGTTGACTTCAAAGGCGATGCGTGGTTCCTATCAACGCCTAGAGGTCGTGATTATTATTGGGAACTATGGTGGCGTGGAAATCCCGACAACCCCAACCGAGACCCGGAGTTCGCCTGTTGGCAGATGCCATCTTGGACGAACCCTCATATCCCTCCTGAAGAGATCGACGCTATGCGTCGTGAACTTCCTACAAGCACTTTCTCGCAGGAGATCGAAGCCCAGTTCCTCGAGGTCGGAGGACGTTTCTTCGACGAGTGGTACGAAGACAAGCACGTCGTCATCCCCTACGAGATACCTAAGCACTTCCGATTCATCGGAGGTTTGGACTTCGGCACAGCCAACCCATTCGCATTCGTTCTGGGTGCAATCGACGAATCGAACAAACTCCTCGTAGTGGACGAAGCCTACGGGAATGGAATGCTCCCGCGGGAACAAGCCAAGCTGATCAAGGATTGCTTCCGCAGGTTTGGCATCACCGATCCACAGGATGTCCTTGTGGCTGCGGATCCCGCGATGTTCCCGCCCAAGGATCCTGCCAAGCGGCTTGGCGAATACCCGGTGGAGGCGTTCTGGCGAGAGGGTATCCATGCTGTGCCCGCCATCAACAACCGCCTGGTGGGATGGACCCGCCTGAAGGAGTTGATGCATACGGACGATCTGATCGTCTTCAAGGGGCGGTGCCCGAACCTGATACGAACCATCCCGCTGATGATCCGCGACGAGAAGAACCCGGAGGACTTGGACACCGATCTCGAGGACCACGCCTTGGATGCATTGCGGTACATGTCGCTGGTCCGAACGCAGGCCAGCGTGGCGAACATCGAGCGAACAATGCCGAAATATGCCACAATCACGGCGGACTACCTGAAAAGATCGGGCCGAAAGGACGATCATATCTGATGGAGTGGGCTATCTTGCTCGCGCTTGTCGCGATATGGTATGAGATCAGGTTGCTCCGTGGTGGGTTCAATGGCGTGATCCGCCTGTTCAGGCGTACAATGAGGGGAAGAAACGTCAGGGACTTCATGTGATGAGACTGCCATTCCAAAAGAAACCCGCCCCATCGGACAAGGATTTGTCGTTGGATCCGGAAGTCACCGAACTTCAGGAGCCGACCGAATCCGAGTGGCAGATCCTCAATTATGTGGACGACCAGTTCAAGACGTCGTCCGATCACCGTGCGCCGCTCGAGATTGACTGGGCGCTTGGCTTGGCTTTCGAGGAAGGTCGCCAGTGGGTTGGCCTTAGTCGGCAAGCCGATCAACTTGTCTCGCTCATCAACGATGAGGAGCGGCATCGGTATCTGACCAGTCCCAAGGTTCGCCCGCTGTTGATGAAGGTGGAATCGCAAGCCACGCTTGCCTCGCCTGATGTACGTGCCGTACCGCTGACGGATGACCCGCTCGATGTGCAAGCAGCCAAGGAGGCGGAAGCCATTCGGGGTCACTGCTCGCGCAAGTTCGACCGCCATACCCAGACGAAGGAGCGTGTGTCGTGGGCGTTGAAGTCCAGCACCTGTTTCTTGAAGGTGTACTGGGACGACAACAAGATGAACACCATCCCGGTGGTGGACTTCGATGGCTCCGTCAATTTCGAGCAGGCGCCGGTTGGGGATATCTGCGAAGAGATCCTGCCGGCGTTCTCCGTTTTCCTGGACCCTACCGCCAAGACGTGGGAGCAGGTTCGCTGGCTGATCCATGCCGAGACCCGTCCTTTGTCCTACTTCGTGGACAAGTTCGGCGAGAAAGGCAAGTACGTCAAGCCGGACGCCAAGCGTCAGAGCGCGATCAACGGCTATGTGAACCAGTACCTGAACTCCGGTATCGGATTCGCTTCCCCGGTGCAGACGCCTGGTATGGGCAAGGGAATGGATGCCGCCGTACTCAAGGAGTATTGGGAGAAGCCCACGGCTAAGTTCCCCAAGGGGCGGTACATCATCGTGGCCGGCGGAGTTGTCCTGTACAACGGTCCCTGGCCCTACAAGAAGACGGACGACTTCCCGTTCGTTCCGCTATCCTACCAAGGGCGATCAGATTCCCCATATGGACGATCCCTTGCCGGTGAACTGATCTCGCTGCAATACACTTACAACCGCATCCTGTCCGCCGCATTGGAGCAGGCGGAACAGCAGGTTGACTTCGTGGCGATTGCCAAGGGTATCGGCACCCAAGCGGATGCGTTCGACGAGATTAAGGGGCGTGGTGTCCGGAAGATCTACTACGATGCCACTGCCGGTGGACCTCCGATGTTCAGCCGGAGCCAAGGCATCAGCGGTGACAAGTTGGCGTTCCTGCAAAAGATCGAGCGCGACATGCAGGACATCGCCGGTGTTCATGACGTGACGCAAGGCTTGGCCCCCGCCGGCACGCCGGCAGAGGCCATTCGTCTCCTGCAACAAGCGGACCAAACCCAGCACGCATCGCTTCGGGCTTCCATTGAGAAGTCCGCTGTGAAGATCGCTGAATGGGAAGTCGCGTTGTATGCGGAGAAGGCTCCC